GGAAAATTTTGGCTGGCTTAACAAAAAAATAATATAAGGAGATTTTAACATGTCAGTTCTAGAAAAATTAACAGAAGGCATCGTTGAGAGATCCCTCCAGAACGAAGGTGCTGCCCTATTGGAAAAATGGGAACGCACTGGACTTCTTGAAGGTCTTGGTAACGATAGCACAAAAAATGGAATGGCCCGCTTGCTCGAAAACCAGGCGTCCCAGCTCCTCAAAGAGGCCTCTTCGATGGCCGGCGGTGACGTCCAGGGTTTCGCATCCGTTGCATTCCCCCTCGTCCGCAGAGTTTTCGGCGGCTTGATTGCAAACGATCTCGTTTCCGTTCAGCCGATGAGCCTCCCCTCTGGTCTCATCTTCTTCCTCGATTTCACCTACACTGATAAGAGACTTGGCCTCGACGCCGGCTCATCTCTCTGGGGTGGAGGCGTTGTCGGTAGTGAGATCACCGGTGGTGTCAGCGATCTTACTGAAGATGGTGGTGGTTTTTACAACCTCCAGTCAGGATACTCTTCACCATCTGGCTCCGCAGCCGCGGCCAACACGATGGCTGACGGTAATACCAGTGCAGAACCAATTGCTCCAATTACCTCATCCGTGCTGATCAGCGGCCTCGTGGGCGCAAAACAAAGTAGCCAGAATAAATCCCTTCGTTGGGATCCCGATGTTCTTGCAGATAGTACTAACTACTACTTGCAGGTTACAATGAGTGTCCCCGGCGGCACCGGCGCCACTGATGGCCCGCTTAATCGCAAGAATTTGATTGCTATTTCAGCTTCTGCTATTACTGGCTTCCAGGCGATCGAGACCGGCACCCACGGTGATGCGAACACGACTGCAAAGCTTGTTCGTCGTCTGACAAAACTGGCTGATGATTCCGATGGAACTGAAAAGCTAGTTCTCACCATGGTATCTCCGACTGCAACATCAGTTTCTGGTAATATTACACTATCTTACCCCGTTGCTGATGAGTGGGAGGACGCCGGCCCGATCGGTGCAGTTGTTGGTGATGTATTCCCGTTTGAGGGTGCAGCCGATTCAGCTAGCGATTTTGATGGGAAAGAAAGAGGCGATATGCCCGAGATCGATATTAAGGTTGATTCGGTAGCAGTCACTGCAATGACCAAGAAACTCAAGGCAAAGTGGACACCGGAACTCGGTCAGGATCTTAACGCCTACCACAACCTTGATGCTGAGGTCGAGCTTACTCAGATTCTTTCTGAGCAGATTGCCCTTGAAATCGACCGTGAGATCGTTAATGACCTCATCCAGGATGCAGCAGCCGGTACGTACTACTGGTCACGCAGCCCGGGCCTTTTCGTTGATCGCACAACTGGCGCAGAAGTTGGCGCGGCAGCCGCCGCTCCGGACTTCACCGGTACAGTCAGCGAATGGTACGAGACTCTTGTCGAGACCATCAACGACGTAAGCGCTCAGATCCACAGAAAGACTCTTCGTGGTGGCGCAACATTCTTGGTAACATCACCTGAAGTTGCAAACATCCTTGAGTTTACTGCAGGCTTCCGTGCAAACGTTACTGCTGATGCAGATCGCGGCACAGTTGGTGCAGTCAATGCTGGTTCGATTTCCAAGAAATGGGACCTCTGGGTTGATCCGTACTTCCCGCGTAACTTGGTTCTTGTCGGCCGTAAGGGTGGCAGTTTCCTTGAAAGCGGTTATGTGTACGCTCCGTACGTACCTCTCCAGGTCACACCGACGATCTTCGGTACCGAGGACTTCGTACCCCGTAAGGGCGTCATGACTCGTTACGCGAAGAAGATGGTCCGTCCTGATATGTACGGCCTTGTCGTTGTCCGCGGACTCCTTGGTGAGTCTGGTAACGGTTAATAACAGTTAGCGTAGCTTAACGTGCCCCGCCTTGGTTTTCCTTGGCGGGGTTTTTTTGTACAATTTCAAATGGCCAATTTTTTTTCGCAGCCAATTTTTGAGATTTTTGCTTTATATACGACTATTTACTAGGAATTAAGGAGGCCTATTATCATGGGTAGAAAGAAAAAGAGACTTAGATTATTAGCGAGACAAGCAGCTGTAGCAGCTGTACAGCCTCCCACACCTGCACCTGTCGCAGTGGAAGCACCCGTAGTAGAAGAAGTTGTGCCGGCCCCTGTAGTCAAAGAAGCCGCCCCCTCAAAAAAAACTGTCGAGGCAAAAACTCCTGCAAAACAGAATGTAGGAAAGAAAACTCCCTTAAAATCTGTGGCCAAGAAAACTAAAAAGGCTTAATACTGTCTCTGTCATACTACTTATTAAGTAAGCTTCGGAGACCAAATGAATGGCTGTACCTGTATTAACACCAACACAAACGACGCCGGCAACTGTATTACCAGAAACTGGTTCTACAGCGCTGGCCTCTGCAGCTGCTAATTATCCATATGGCGTCTATATAGCCAATACTGACTTTGTTTCTGGCGCCGCCGAACAGGTTAACTATACATATCGCAAATTAGGTGGTGATGTATTAGACGTTGAGTTAACCCAAAAGCAAGTTTTTGCTGCTTATGAAGAAGCAGTATTAGAATATTCTTATTTGGTTAACATCCATCAGGCTAAAAATGCACTAGCTTCTGGTCTAGGCGCCGTCACAGGCACTTTTGATCATGACGGTGAGATCAAGGAATCATCTGTGGCTGCCCTTAGTGCTAGCTTAAGGTATCCTAAATTTGATTTTGGATATATACGTCAAATAAGTGACAAGACAGCCACAGAGGTTGGAATAGGAGGCACTGAGCCGATATATTCGGCTTCTTTGGCTACTTCTAACGGCCAACAGGATTATGACTTGCAAAAAATCATTATCTCATCTTCTGCGAACAATGAGAGTTCCTCTTATTACGGGAAGGTTGGAATGAATAGGGTCACAATCCGCCGCGTTTTTTATAAAACACCGCATGCGATGTGGAGATTTTTTGGATATTACGGCGGTATTAATGCAATTGGTAATATGTCAACTTATGGCATGTACGCGGATGATTCTACATTTGAGGTAATTCCGCCATGGCAAAATAAATTACAATCAATAGCCTATGAAGATGCGATTTACACAAGAAACTCTCATTATTCATATGAGATTAAAAATAACAATTTAAGAATTTTCCCTCGCCCGGGCGCCCATTCACCTGATAAGTTTTGGGTGGAATTTACAATAAAAACAGATCCTTGGTCAGAAGCTTCTGGCAGCCTAGATACCGGTATGAAAGGCGCCAACAATATGAACACATTGCCTTTTGCCAATATCCCTTATAAAAATATTAACTCTATTGGAAAGCAATGGATAAGAAGATTTGCACTTGCGTTGGCAAAAGAAATGCTAGCACAAATTCGAGGTAAATTCACAACAATTCCAATTCCTGGACAGTCTGTTACACTAAATGCAGCAGAATTATCGTCACAGGCCAAAGATGAACAAGAGAAGCTCAGAGAAGAGCTTAAAACTATATTAGCGGAACTAACATATGCGAAAATTGCAGAAGAAGAAGCAAATATGGTTAAATCTGCCAATGAGATACTTAAAACCATACCTTACGGTGTATATGTGGGGTAAATTAAATGGCAGACAATGAATGGAAACAGCCTGATGCGCCCCCGCCACCCTTATTTTTAAATAAAAAAGAGCGCGATTTAGTAAAACAAGTTAATGATGAACTTGTTGAAAGAATTATTGGCCAGCAGGTACTTTATTACGCCATTGATGTTGGAAAAACTAATTTTCATTCTTTATATGGCGAGGCAATAGAGAAAACTTTTTTACCACCCGTAAGGGTCTTCGCGCTGGTTGATTGGGAAGGATTAAAAACAACAACTGATAAATATGGCCTTGATATAACAACTTCTGTTACTATACACTTTCATAAAAGAAGATTAACAGAAGATCAAGATATATTTGTTCGTGAGGGTGATTTTGTTTTATATGGCGATTTTTATTATGAAATAGTCACCTTAGATGAATCAAAAGAATTATTTGGACAAGCTAGTCATAAATTTGAAATTACTGCAAAGTGTATAAGAGCAAGGAAGGGACTATTCGATGCCACCTGATATTAAAGATATTGATTACAAATATACCAAAGTAGAAGATCCCTCTGTCGTAGAAGAACAGGTCTTTTTGCCTTCAACTTTGGAGAATATTGATTTTGCTATATATGATTTTTTACAAAATTTGAATATTAGTTCAACTACCAATGAGGGCTTTAAACCTGTTCCTATTTCATGGGTCGGCTCAGAGCGCGCCCACAACAGGAAAGACAGGAGCTGGACCGATGATGAAACTTTTATTATGAAAAGTGACAACTTGGGGGCAGTAATCTATCCTACGATTACTATTGAAAGGAAGGGGATGACAAAAGATCGCACCAAGAGAGGCAAAGTCTTCTCGCCCCTAGACCGCGCCCGCCAATTGGGAAGATCTGATATTGTTATTGCACGCAGAATAGTACAAGATGATACAAACAAGTTTGCAACAGCAGATGCATACAGATTAAGCAAAGATGCAAAAGATAAAAATTTCAAGAGAAAAAATAAAAAAGTTGTATATGAGACAATTACAATTCCAGTCCCCATCTACCTAGAAATAGACTATGAAATCGAATGCTTTACTGAATATCAACAACAGATGAACGATATACTGGCTTACTTGATCGATGTTACAAATACTTCAAATTATTTATCCGTCGCTCGCAATGGGCACTCTTACGAGTGCTTTGTTCAAGCAGATTTGAAAGTTGATAATACTATTTCTTCTCTTGAGGAAAATGAAAGAACTTTTCATACCGCAATGAACATCAAAGTATTAGGATACATTAATGGGGCCGGCCCAAACGAGAGTCTTCCTAAGATTACAAAAACACAAAATGCTGTTGAGGTTAAAATTGGCCGCGAACGAGTTGTTCTAAATATCGACAATCCAGCAGAGGAAGATAGTTTTTATAAATCTTGATGATTTTACCTTTTGAATATTTAATTACTATTTATTATAGCAATCTTACATACTACATTTGTAAAAAGGAGATTTAGACATGCCAGCAGATAAGTACCGCTTTGTATCCCCGGGAGTATACATTACCGAGGTTGATCAATCACAAGTTCCGTCATTAGGCACAAATGACGACGGCCCCATCATTATTGGGCGTTCCCTCAAGGGGCCATCTTACCGTCCCACTCGCGTTAACTCATATAATGAATTTGTTCAGATCTTTGGAGATACCGTCGCAGGCGGCCAAGCTGGAGATGTGTGGAGAAACGGAAATCTTACAACGCCGATGTACGCTACTTATGCCGCTAGAGCTTATCTGGCAAACAACAGCCCTATTACTTTTGTTCGCCTCTTGGGTTCTCAGAGCCCAGAAGCTAGCCAGACGGACCCTACAGCAGGAGCAGCCGGCTGGGGCGTTTCTGATGGAGACGAAAGCGATCAGAATGGTGCTTATGGTCTGTTTGTTGTTCCTGATACCGCCGACGCCGGCGCCCTAAAAGCGGAAGCAACTCTTGCTTTGACAACTGATATTGTGCTTACTGCGTCCGTCGCCGGCCCGGATCTAAATGGTAATACGTTTAAGATCGTCGTCAACGCCGCGGCCGCCAACCCCGACGACACTGTACTCGCGGTCTTCGACGGCACCCCGAGCGACATCACTTGCTCAGTAACCCCGAATGACGGCACCAACAACACGAGCACCGCGGTTAACCTTACAACATTAGAGCTTAAAACCCTCATTAATGACGGCGCCGTCGCAACGGTGACTCTGACCGATGCTAGTGGGCTTCGCACGCTTGTAACAGCTACTGGCGGCGACGCTATCATCCTCGCCGCTTCCGGCGAAGGCGACGACGTGGTCGCGACCTTCGCCGGCGGCACCAATGATGCTGTTGCAACCGGCTCTCTTGCCGCAATCTTTTACTGCACCGGCGCCGCCCCTGTTCTCAAAGGGACAGAATCAGACGGTGTAGGTACAAAAATAAATAACGTTGCACTGCTTAAACAATCTGCTGCCGGCCCTGAATTCACAATTGCCATATCTGGAACAACAGCAGGAACGGAAAAGGCTCAGACAAAAGTATTCAACTTTGATTCATCTAGTCCTAAATTCATTCGTAAAGTTTTTAACACAAATCCAGTTAAAACAAACGACTTTACACAAGGCACTGCCAGACAAGGATACTGGCTTGGCGAAACATATGAGAAGGCAATAAGTGGCTTGTCTAGCGATACTGGCAACTATATGGCCGTTATACTAGGCCTTGAGAGTGGTTCTGCCGGCAAGCTAGGTGATTTTCATGGCCTAGGCGGAGACGGCGGCCCAACAACATCGGCAACTGGCTGGTTTATTTCTCAGGATGTTAATGAGCCCGACGCGACATTCAATGCAACTGGCTCTACAACCAGATTGTTTAAGTTACATGGCTTATCTTCTGATGGCGCCCAAACACAAAATAGAGTAAAAGTCTCTATTAGAGACATTCGTTTCCCGTCAGGACAAGAGCAGGCTGTTGATCCTTACCCAACATTTACTGTAGAGTTACGCCACCTTAAAGATACTGATTTAAGACCGGTTGTATTAGAGACATTTACTGGCTGCAACTTGAATCCAAATTCACAGAATTATGTTTCTAGATTGATTGGAGATAAATATGAGCAATACAACTCTTCTACTGGTCGCATGGACGAATATGGAGACTACAGTAATGTTTCAAAATATGTGCGAGTAGAAGTCAATAATGATATTGCCCTTGGCAGCGAAAATCCTGTGCTAGCTCCATTCGGCGTCCTTGGGCCTCTTAAATTTAAGTCAGTTCTTATCGAAAGTGGATCCGTCATCCCCGCCGACGAGACAAGTGTTTTAACAGGCTTTGTGTACGGGAATGCATTGCCCGGGGAAAATAAGGTTTTTATGCCAAACACTGGCGATGTTACTTTACAATTTCCTGCTATTGAGTTAATTGTATCTTCCAGCAGAATGGGCCACAGCAAACATCGCGATGCTTATTTCGGTGTTAATCTGTTGTCCACAGACTCGACAAACCGCTTTGATGATTCAACAATTGATTTATTACGCGCCAAGCCCCGAGCATGGTCCAGCTTTGTGCCGAATAACTCAACAGAACATCAGTATGCATTTACTTTAGACAATATTAAGGTTAAAGATGCGGATAGTGCCCCATCAACTGTTAACGAAATGACCCCTGCTTGGAATCAAGAGGGATCCCGTGCGAATAACACATCATATACAGCCCTTAGCGGCGCCGCAGCCTTGGTTAACGTAAGAAGAATTAACAAATTTACAACAGTTATGTTCGGAGGCCTTGATGGCTTGGATATTCGCGAAGGCGCCCCCTTCCGCAATACACTGCTAGATAGTTCGAACACAGACTTGGGAGAGACTGATCTTACGAATTATGCGCGCCAGTCAATTAATAGAGCTATTAATATTATTTCTGACTCTGAAACAACTGTATATGACTTGGCTACAATCCCAGGCATCACCGTTCCGGCCCTCACAAATAAGTTGATTGAGACCTGTGAAGAGCGCGGCGACGCACTTGCTGTGATTGATGTAGAAAATGATTATGTGCCCGTGCACGAAGGCGTTTCCACTTCATATCCAGTATTGCCGAATATTGATCAAGCAGTTGCCTCAATGAGGGATAGAAGCACAGATTCAAGCTATGGATGTGCTTTCTATCCATGGGTCCAGACCCGCGACGTGCCTTCTGGCCAGATGCTTTGGTTGCCTCCGTCAGTTGTTGGCTTGGGCACTCTTGGCTCCAGCGCAGCTCGCTCTGAGCTTTGGTTTGCTCCTGCAGGCTTCAACCGCGGCGGCCTTTCTAAGGGTGCTGGAGGCGTCACAGTCACGAACGTAAGAACCAAGCTTACTTCACAACAGAGAGATGATCTTTATGATGTTCGCATCAACCCAATCGCGTCTTTCCCGACTGAAGGTATTGTAGTCTTTGGACAAAAAACTCTGCAACTTGAGCGTTCTGCTCTTGATAGAATTAATGTCCGGCGCCTGATGATTTTCCTCAAGAAAAAGATTTCACAGATTGCAAATACACTCTTATTTGATCAGAACGTGCAGTCAACTTGGGATCGTTTTACGGGCCAGGCCAACACTGTTTTGGCAGACGTCCAATCTAAATTTGGTTTAGAAGACTACAAATTGGTGCTTGATGAGTCAACAACAACGGCAGATTTAAGAGACAGAAATATTATGTACGCAAAAGTCTTCTTAAAGCCGGCAAAAGCAATTGAATTCATTGCATTAGACTTCTTCATCACCAACAGCGGTGCAAGTTTTGAAGACTAAAAAAAGAATTTAACAACTAATTATAATTGATGTAATATCATACAGGAGAAATAAAAAAATGGCAGATAATTTTTGGCATAACCCTGGTATAGAACCAAAAAGAAATTTTAGATTTGAACTTAGCATTCCGGGCCCCCGGACCGCGCCTACCAGCAACTTAACTTGGCTCGTCAAGACATGTGAGAAGCCGAAACTTAACGTTAGTTCTATCCCACATAAGTATCTTAATCATACTTTTAACTATCCAGGTCGCGTTGTCTGGAATCCTATTGCTATTACATTAGTTGACCCGGTGTCACCAATCGATACTACCGAGACAGTAAATAATTTTTTATTTATAGCTGGATATACTCCTCCTCATGGAAATGCAGAAACTGCTCACGAAGCAGCTGCAACAAATATAGAAAAAATTAATGCAGTCGAAGCGCTGGGCGGTTTCGCCTCGGTTACAATTAGGCAGCTTGGCAACAGGCCACCTACACACGATAGCGACGCGTTCGACCCCATTGAGAGTGCAGGATATGTTGATGAGTGGAGGCTCTATAATGCTTTCATTCAAGGAGACGTCAACTTTGGCTCATTAGACTATGGAAATGAAGAATTGACTACAATTTCTTTGACACTGCAGTATGACTGGGCTACTTTTACTCCGAAGAGCACGCCGAGAGGCTAGCCCATAACGATAATAAAAAACTTTAATGAGGATTAAATGACAACTAGAGACAATAGTGCACGATTTGCTGCACCTACCCCTAATGTCCCCGAAGAAACTCAAGAAGAAATTCAAGATGCAGCTCCTATTCCAGGAGGCCTGCATTTTGTTGCTCCAACAGAGTTCGTAGAACTGCCTTCAAAAGGCCTTCTATATCCGGAAGGGCACCCACTTCACAAAAAAGAAGAAATAGAAATTAAACTTATGACTGCCAAAGAAGAAGATATCTTGGTTAACAAATCTCTTCTAAAGAAAGGCATCGCTCTTGATAGGATGCTTCAGTCAATTATTGTTGACAAAAGGATTAAATTAGATGATTTGCTTGTGAGCGATAAAAATGCAATGATTATTGCAGCACGAATTTCAGCCTATGGAGCAGATTACAAGGCACAAATTAATTGTCCAAGTTGCGCTACTTCAAATAATTATGAATTTGATCTAGAGGAAAAAGAAATTAAATATGTGTATGACCACGACCGTGAGGATGTTTCTGTTGCCGAAAATGGTAATTTTTTGATTACGCTCCCAAGGACAAAAGTAGAAGTAGAATTTAGATTGCTCCGAGGGTCTGACGAAAAGAAACTTCTTGCTTCAAATAAGAAAAATAAGGGAATTATTCCCCTCACTGACCAATTTAAGACTTTTATAGTGTCTATTAATGGCGAGGCAGACAGAGATTTGATTAATAGATTCATTAATGCAATGCCGGCTTATGACTCCAAACACTTAAGAATGGCTTATACAGACGTACTTCCCAATGTTGATTTGAAACAATATTTTGAATGTTCAGAATGTGATCATTCACAAGATATGGAGGTGCCCTTTACTGTGGAATTTTTTTGGCCTAGATCATAACTATCAAAAAGCAGTTTATGAGCAGGCTTTCGTCTTAAAATATCACGGTAGTTGGGACTTTATTGAAGTCTATAACCTTCCAGTTGGTCTTCGCATTTGGTTTGTTGAGAGATTACGACAACAAATAGAGTTTGAACAGGAAGAAATGGAAAAAGCCAGCAAAGGCCGCTAAGATAGCTATATCTTGGCGGTATTTTATTTTATTTATAACACTATTTATTAATATCTAGAGGACTAGTCCATGAAACCAATTGAGATCAATTTAACTGAACTTAAAGTTCTTAAAGAGCTTACTTACGATGTTATGGGAAGAAAACTTAAGAATATTTTAAGTGCTATGTTTGGTAACCAGAGCGTACCCTTAACAGTAAAGGGCTCAAGGCGGGAAGTTGATAGCTTTTTGGACGCTTTGGTCAGAGAAAAGAAATATATGAGCGCGTATCTTGCCCATGGTCTTAATGATCCTCGTACACTTCGCAATAAAGCAAGATTAGGCAATTCAGTTAGTAAATTTGAAAGAGAAACTGGCATTAAATGGCCTTTTAAATAAGGGGCTCTAAATGGCAAAAGAGACAGCAAAAGATATTCAAGCCAAGCGTGAAGCTACAGATGAGCTTGTTTCATCTTTAGAGAGTTATAGGTCTGAATTAGAGCGCAGCCTAAAAATAGAAAAAGAGCGCCATGCTTTGGCAAAGAATCGTAAGTCAGATGCTTTAATAGAGTCTGAGTTTTATAAAAAACAGCTTGAAAATATTAGAACACGTAAAATATTATTGGCTGACACAATAAGGCTAATTAAAGAAGAAGCAGATTTACGTAATATTTCCGAACAAGAAGCTGTTATCAGTCTTGCTGCTGAATATAGCAAAGAAATCGAAGAATTAAATAAAAAGAAGAAAGATGGCATTGCTATTGATGAGGAGCGCCTTAAACAACTAAAAGATCAGGCTGTAACTTTTGATGATGCTAGCGACGGCGTTGAGAATCTCAATAAAAAAATGAATGAACTAGATGTTGCTGATGCTGTTACAGAGGGCCTCGGTGACGCGGCAACGGCTGCTGAACACCTTGGTAACGAGTTTAATAGAACTGCAGAATCAATCTTGGGCATATCATCCAATTGGCGCCAGGCCGGCCTCACAGGTGCATTTTTAAATGGAATCGACAAGGGGGCTGGATTTAACCAAGTTATTGCTAATATTGGCCCTAAATTAAAAGAAACATTAAATCCCGCTAACTTATTGGGAAACGCGATTACAAAACTAGTTAAAGCCTCTTGGGAACTAACAAAGGCGTTAGACGGCTCAATTGCAGAATTTAAGCAAGTAACTGGAGCAGGCGATGAATATATGGGCGTTCTTTCTGACGTAACAGGCCAGAATTATGCTTGTGGTATTTCTTCTGATGAGGCAATGCAGTCAGTATCTGCCCTTTATACTGAGTTGGCGATGTATACAAGTCTGTCAAAAGAGGCGCAGACAGAAATAGCTGATGTTAGTACGAAACTTAAAGTAATGGGGGTCGATGCCCAAACTACTGCAAAAACAGCAGATCTTTTAATGCAATCTGTTGGCTACACGAAAGATGAATTTGTCGGATTCCAGCAAAGTTTAAAATCTATGAGTAACGCAATTAAAGTTCCAATGTCTGTGCTGAACTCACAATTTGTTGAAGCTGCCGATGTTATTGGCAAATATGGCAAAAAAGGCGTTGAAGAATTTAAAAAATTAGCTGCAGCCGCAAAAGCAACCGGAATCGAGATGAGGTCTTTGCTGGATATTGCCGGCCAATTTGATACTTTCGAAGATGCAGCTGAGCGCGTCGGACAATTAAACGCAATTCTTGGGGGCGCCTATTTTGACACAGTTCAAATGGTAAATGCAACCGAGGAACAAAGAATTGACCTCTTAAGAAGAGGGGTTCAGGCATCTGGCAAAACGTTTGATCAACTTGGTCGCTATGAGAAAAAGGCCATCGCAGCGGCCGCAGGAATTAACGATATCAACGAGGCAAATAAATTATTTGGCCAATCAACTGCTGCATATGAAGAATTGCAACAATTGGCCGGCGATGCATCGATGAGTTTGGCAGATCTTTCTGAAGAGGCATTTAACACGCTGTCCCCAATGCAGAAATTACAGGCTGTGTTTAAAAAATTCCAAAAACCGCTAGATATGATTTTAAAACTTATAGATCTTATAGGCACATTCCTTTATAAGATGGTCGATGGATGGGAAAAACTTGCTGCTTCGGTGGGCATTACTGGAGAAGGCTTCACTTATTTAAATGGTACCATTCTATTGCTGCTCTTTAGTTTCAAGAAACTTGGCTTTTTCGCTACCGCCGGCTCAGCGATAATGACTACCATGGCAGCCAAGTTTCCGATTCTTGCTGCAGGAATGACCAAAGCTGGTGCAGCTACGGCGACTTTTGGAACAAAGTTAACGGCTTTTGGTACCGCGGCCACAGCATCAGCTAAAGGAATCCTTGCAGTCGGTGCTGCATTATTGATGATGGGAAAAGGTATCTCCCTCGCTGCCACTGGTCTTGCAGAATTAGTTAAGTCTTTCAAGGATTTAAGTGGCGGTGAAATCGCCGGCGCCCTCTTGGCTTTAACGATTGTTATGGGCGGATTCATTCTGGCGATATTTGCATTAAGTGCTGCAGCCACCGTGGGCGCCGTTCCGTTGTTGGCCCTAGGCGCCGCATTATTAATGATGGGCGGCGCAATTGCTTTGGCTGCTTACGGAATGTCACTTTTGGTCGACTCTGTGTCTGGATTGATAGATTCTCTTTCCAATATTCCATTAGAAAATCTTCTTGGCTTAATTGGCGCCGTCACAACGTTGGCTATTTTTGGCGCCCTCGCCGGCTTAGGCTTATCTGCAATTGCTGTTGGCCTTCTGGCAATTGGTGCAGCGATGGTGTTTATTCGGGATGAAGAGATAAAATTATTAGCTTCGATGTTTACCAGCATAGGTATGATTAAACTAGAGTCCGCCCAAACAATAGGTGAATTGGCGCTCAATTTAGAAAAACTGACGCAAGTTGATACTGCTAATATAGAAAAAGTAACAAAAAATCTGAGTGCCATGACTGAATTAACAACTGGTTTAAATGCTTTGGCACTAACATTAGCTAAAATAACAACTAGTTTAAGTGCTATTTCGGGAACAAAAGTTTCTGTTGGAGCAGACCTTAAGACTGATTTGGACGCTTTTTCAGATTTGTCTATTGGAGCAGACCTTAAGACTGATTTGGACGCTTTTTCAGATTTGTCTATTGGAGCAGGCCTTAAGACTGATTTGGACGCTTTTTCAGATTTGTCTATTGGAGCAGACCTTAAGACTGATTTGGACGCTTTTTCAGATTTGTCTATTCCAGTTGGTCTTAGCACTTTTGCGAAAGATTTGGGCACCATTCAAGATTCTGATGGTATTAAATCTTCCGCATTGTTGATTGAGTCAGTTTCAAAATTGACTCCAGAAACAACCAAGGCTGCTAGTACAGTAATTAAAGAAGTTGCAGTTTTAGCGAAAACAAAAGCAGAAGCGAATACATCTGAATTAATCTCTGCTTTAACTAAATTATTACAGCACACCAAAAACGCCGCCCCCACAGCATCAACAGTTGCTGGCAAAGACAAAAAAATAGAACTTACCGTAAACATCGATGGTAAAAAGGCCTGGAAAGGTATTAAACCTTATTATGAAGAGGAACGTAGTTAAAAAAGGAGATAGAGATGGCGGTTGAAAAAGATGATTATTATGTCGGCGCAGATCCTGCCCTTCGCGAGCTGGCCAGAAAAGGACATGAACTGGAGTTCTTTTTTGTTCCGACAGGGCAAGCACAAAATCCTCTTATTGTAAAATTTATGGCTTTTTTAACAGCATATGAAGATAGTTACGAATCAGAATGGACTGCGGATAAAGTTTATGGTAGAATGGACCCAATTGCTACATTTAAGGGCACAACAAGAAAAATAAGTTTAGGATGGGCCGTGCCAGCCTATAGTAATAATGAGGCGGAATATAATTTGAAAAAAATATCAAAACTTATTGCGATGTGTTACCCGGTATATGGCGGCACTTCCAATTCTTCACGCGGGGCCGGCCAGATAACTGGCGCACCTTTAATAAAACTTAGGTTCGCAAATTTAATTTCTAACGTGGCCGCTCAAGGCGATGTTGTCTCTAATGGTCTACTTGGTTGGATTGATGGAATTTCATTTAAGCCGAACTTAGACGCCGGTTTTTATGATCCGTCTGTTGGCAAACTATACCCAAAACAACTTGATTTGAGTTGTGTTTTTCATGCGCTTCATCAGCATAACCTAGGCTGGACTAGAGACTCTGGTAAAATTAATGGAGCCCAAGTCAATTCCGGAGGTATCGAAAGGGCTAATAAAGCAAGTAATTTCCCATATGGGTCACTTTCTACTGCAGGAATAGGCGGCAAATATCCTGATATGTCAATTCCTGCTGAGCCTGCCCCCGCAGCTGCAGAAACTGGTATTCCTACTTCTGATACTAGCACCGCCGGCGAGCTTCCAGCAGGGATCCCGGCCCCAGATGAAATAGATATGAGTGATTTTGGAAAAGAAGCTGCTGCAAAAGGCTTAGGGGAAAAAATTGAAACACCCTCCCCGGGCTCAACCGTCAAAAAGGCTAAAAAAGCTGAGGAAAAAGAAATTCTTCAACAAAGTCTTGCAAGCAAACATGATCCTTGGGGTGATCTGGGTGATATATAGAAGTTAGTGTTGATTTAAGATGAGGTTAATAATATGGCTGTAGATAGAGATGCTTTAAGAGATATATTTGATAATTTTGATGAAAAGTATGATAAAATAATAGGCCCGCGCGGCCGCAAATTAATAAATCAATATGCCACAAAACGTTTAAAATTTCCGTCGGATAGAGAAATGCGTAAGATAACTAGCGTTCCACATACTTGGAAAGTAGGAGACAAATATTGGAAGTTAGCGCAAACTCATTATGGAGATTCAGAATTATGGTGGCTGATAGCCTGGTTTAATCAAAAGCCAACAGAAAATCACTGTAGAAATGGTGATACTATTATGATACCATTTCCGCTAGAAAGAATATACAAATATTTTGGACTATAAAATGTTATTTGATGAATTAGATATAGAAAAACAATTAGATCCACTGTGGGCGGAAAATAGACTATTTTGCAATGCCGAGCCCCCTGAGCCCCCTCCGGAGGGCGCCCCCGAAGAAAAAGATGATGGCTGGGGCTTCAACTTGGAGAGCGTCCAACGAGTCGGCGACGCCCTCAACGCCCTGAACCCTATAGGCTACACCACCGCGGCCGCTAAAGCCGGCTACGCGCTAGCAACAGGTGACACCGCCGCGGCCAAAGAGGCCATCACCGACGCCGGCCCCGCCGGCGCCCACAAAGCACTTACTGAAGACAAGGGCGGGACAGAGGAAGAAAAAACTCTTGGTGAAAGTGTACCGCCAGATGCCACAGAAGAGCAAAAGGCTGAACGAACCTCGCGTTGGCAAGACCAATGTTTTCTAATTGAGGCTTGGAGCGAGATTTTAGAAAAATTTAAACCTTGTACCAATCAAATAGAAGGAAGTGGATATAAGAATGTTATTCCAATTTTAGCAGAATCGGCAGAAGTGGTATCAGTACTGGCCGACCGCGAGGACGCATCAATATTTTTTAGTTTAACGCCTGCTCAATTATCAATGCTTGTGCCCTCTGTCCGTCTTTTTGTAGTGAAACACAAAATAGCAAAAGGGAAAACTGGCGCGCCCGCCTTAGTAAAAGGCGGAGTATCAGAATTGTATTTAGACGATCATACTAGAGATAATTTAGTTAGCGAGATTATGTCTGGCATAACAGGGCGCGCCGATGCTATTGGTCTTGAAAGTTTTGATTATGAATTTGATGGCAAAGATCCTGCTACCACCGATACTATGATTAAGGCAACTCTTAAATTAACATTTAATAATTTTAATCGATTAGTGATGCCACAGGATAACGGTGCTAAATTTTTGGATTTGGTCCTTCGAACCCCAAAAAAAATTGACAAAGCTAGAACTAGCAAAATTGCGTCAGAACGTGATAATATTTATAACGCTTGCAAAAAACAGTCATCACAGAATGATGACAACAAGGAAACTGATTCTGAAAAGGTATTAAATCCGGCTTACACTAGGATTAAGGCGTCAGTTGGCTGGGGTATACCCGCAGGAGATTTATTTTTTCAAATGTTTGCCCCTGACATTCAGCCGATTGTGGATTCTGCATTTAAGGTCCGTGTTAAGAATTTGCTAGAAAGCCTCAAATTACATTTATTTTTAGAAATGACTGATTATGATTTTGATTTTGCAGATGATGGCCGAATTAAATTAACAATTAAATATAGAGCGGCAGTTGAGGGGGAGCTAGCTGAGCCAGAGGCAAATATATTTTATCAACTAGAAAAAGAGATTAAGAAAAGAAATAAGGCCGCAGACAAGAGAGAGAATAAGTCCAAAAAAAACAAAAAAGAAAAAGATAAGGAAATCAAAGAAGATAAAGAAAAAGACAAAGATGAACAGAAAGAGGCACAGAAAGAGGCCGCCGAGGAACATGCCGAGGAATCGCGACGTGCACGCTCAAAAGCAGCTGCACAAATTTACCGTGACAAACTATTTTGGTACTCACATTTTCTTGATACTTTACAAACAAATAGTCGTATAATAGCGCTCTCTGTCAATAAAGAAGCTCAGAAATTATGGCGTGGAGAAAGAGAATTTCCGCCACCCGGCACCGGTACCGACAATTCTGATGCAGATCGTACCGAAACGCGCGGCGGCCTATCTGCAGGAGAAATTTTAAAAAGTATTTTTAGCAATGAAGACACTTATGGTTCTTGGAGAGAGGTTAACGATGGCGAGGATAATAGTGATCCACGAAGGAATAAGCACAAAAAAAGAACCAAGCAATCCGAAGAGATGACTAATGAGACTGAGAAAGAGGCTGAACAGCAGGCCAGAGATGATGCTAACGAAGAAGATCCGAAGAGCAGCCAAGGTGAGCGACAAAAACAAAAACAAAAAGAAATATGGAATGCCGAGTTGCAAACTCGCGAGCCCGCTGGTCCCGGGCCCAGATCAATATATTTTACTTTTATGGGCGATATTCTAGATACCGCAATGAAATATTTTTCTGAAATTAATCGTATTAATGCGCCACAAGAAGCAACTGTTCGTCTTTTAACATCCCAGATTAATTTTCTGGACCCCTCTGCACAACTAGATGGCGCTAAAAGGCGCGCCGCCATGAATATAGCAGACATACCAATTGCTTATGATGAATTTACTTTGTGGTTTTTTAATAAAATTACCAAGCCCGGACGCACTTATTATCCAATTGTAGAGTTTATAAGAGATGTAATGACTGATTTGGTATTTCAGGCTTTTGGTTATAATTGTATTGGAGGATCCCCTAGCATTGTTCCAGTTTTAAATTATACTCTTTTTGATGCACCAAGAAAAGAAAGCGGCGCCGAGCCATTAACACGAGGAAAAAGATATAATAGTGTCAGCCCCATACGAAAGATAAAGAGAACTATGTATCATACTTTGACTAAAAGTCCTTCAGAGATTGTAAATTATTTGATTATTCACGGCTCTGCGAGATCATTTGTTAATAGAAATTCAAATAATATTACAGCAGATGAAAGAGATGGAATTTATCACTTTGGAATAGGCTTAGACCGTGGTATTATAAAAGAAATTAAATTCAAATCTAATAAATTAAAATATGCTACAGAAACTAGAGTAATTGAAGATGGCCAGACGGGTATTGAGCAGTTGTTTAGAAAATTTGACGCCGATGTGACGTTATATGGTTGTCCAATTTTTCGCAATGGACAATACTTATTTTTAGATCCCCAAACAATGGGAGTTAATTCATATATTTCTCGTGCCATGGGCCTCGGCGGTTACTATGTCATATATAACGTTAGCGGGGAACTAAACCGCAGCGAGTATACTATGGATCTTAAATGTAAATACCAAGGCAATGGCTTGTGCGGAGATGACTCTATTGATAGAAGTAGAATTTTNTGCGCNAACCAGATCCATAATACTGGAAAATTTGTTGCTCCCGAAAGCCAGCATGCTGATGAAATGGATGCGGCCGTCCATCAAGCCGATCCTGAGAATAAAGTACTCAAAGATCATTTAAAATAATTCTTAAACTTAATAATTATAGAAGGGCCCTTATAAAACATGGCAATAATTAATCAAAATAAGTCGCTAGCTACGAAAGATAGTAATTCTCATGAACTTTATGAAAATCGTAAAGTTTATAAAGAGAAATCTTTAATGAGCGAGTCCCACCGCGATGAAGAACCTCAATATATCATTCCCGGCGTCGCCGAATTTTGGTATGATAGGCAGTTGTATGGAAAAATCAACCAGCAAGGTGATATTATCATCATGAAGGAAGATTTTTTGAAAACTTTGGGAACAAGTTCAGATAATACTTATTATGCTCTCAATTTTGTTGCTCTGGCTTTTAACGAGATGAAGAGATTTATGGAAAAAGAAACAATAAGCAATAAATTTCCTAATCAAAATACTTTATTTGCAACATTAGAGCCCGCCGTCGCCTGGGAAGGTGTATACAACAATTATCATGATTATTATAAGGGGACTTATGAAGTTTTTTTTAATTATCTGGACACTCACCAGCGCGCCAAAAATATAAACAATTTTGATGACTTTATGGAAGAATTTTATTTTTTTGCTAGAAATGTTGTTGTCAAGGCCAATAATCCTGTTACGTTATCGGGCTTTATCACACACCACAAGACTGATCCACGCTGCGGAGGCCTCACAATTGATCTTTTTCGCGCAAGAGCATCAAATGATCCTATTAAAGATGATTTGTTTTTAAAAGATATTAATTTTAATTTTTTTAAACATGCAGCCAATAGTCATGGATTTGTGATTAATAAAAATGTTCCTTGGCGATTAACTGCAAATTTAAAATCTCAATATATGAAATTACTAATGGAGTCCCCGGCCTTTGAGGTGACTTACACTTTGGGTCCAAGAAATATTTTTGATACTTATTATTTAAAATCATATGTATTGGATTTAATCTTCTTAAGGAAATATATGTATGATTTTTATAATTCTTTAACGGCCGGCCGACCCATCTATTCTTTGTATGATTATTGCAAAAAAACACAAAAGATAAAGAAAATAATTTTCCCCAGAAAACGTTTGACTGCTCATCAGATAGAAAAGAAATATACAGTCAAGGACTATTGGATGGAACAGGCTTATCGCTATCGTCTTCTTGAGTTAAACCATAATTTAAAAGAGGAAAATATCAGGCTAGACGTAAAGAAAGCAAAATCAATTTATGATATTCGTGGAGAAAATGCAGCTTTAAGATTTTTACACAATCAAGCCAAACGGTTTTTCTTAAATGAGTATAACCTCTCTACTGAAGATATCCGACGGCGCGCCCCAATGCACGAACCTGCAGTTTAGATTTTTTTAAATTAAAGGCTTTATTTATACGAATTGGTTGTTATATATGTGTTATGTTTTTTCAGTTTTTCAATAACAAAAGTGGCTGTATTAATTTTTATCGCGATAGCCAATTTCTAAAAGATATTGATGATAAATGTAAAATAACTTGGCGCCATGGCCTCCCTTTGGCCGGCAAAAATATTGATTTTGCTCAAATTTATGTATCTGGCCAAGAATTGGATGATGTTTGCCCAGAACATTTAAAAAAAGAATGGGGGAAGCTACAAACAAAATTATATAATTTTTTTATAAGCTTTGAAATTGGTAAGATTAATATTCACGATGTTTGCTTTTTTGACTTGCTGCCTGAAAAATTTCTTAAAAATTACTGTGAAACTAAAAATAAAATCTGCCAGTGGGTCATTGATAATAACAAAAAGCCAGAACACTACGATATGATGAAAAACATTCTTGATTTTATAACAGAGATTGAAACTCGTGAATTAAATTTAAATTGGTCTAAGCTCAATACGTCTAACATCAAATCAAGGGCGTTGTTAAAAAGGAAGAATGCTATTCCTAGTAAAGTTCAATATGATCCTTGGAAAACAATTACAGGCCGGCTAGCCACCACGCCGAATAGCTTTCCAATATTAACAATAAATAAAGAGAGTAGGTCAATAATTAGGCCTCAAAATGACTTGTTTCTAGAATTGGACTACAACTCAGCAGAGTTGAGGACTGCTTTCGGCCTTCTTAAATTAGATCAGCCAACGATTGATATTCATGATTGGATTTCAGAGAAGGTGTTTGAGGGTAAGTTTACACGAGAAAAATCAAAAGAAAAGACCTTTGCGTGGCTCTACAACGCGAAAGCATCAAATAAAAAACTTGAAAAAATATTTGACAAGCAGAAGATTTTAGATTATCATTACGATGGAAATTGTGTGAATACCATATATAACAGAAACATTGAAGTAGACGAGAAGAAAGCTCTGAATTATATTATCCAGAGTACAACAAGCGATTTGGTTTTGACGCAAGCGATGAAGATTAATAAATTAATAGAAAAATCTTTTATTGCATTTGTGGTGCACGATAGCATCGTCATTGACGTTGATCGATCTGATCAGGGAAAACTTAATGAAATTATTGATGTTTTTTCAAAAACAGATCTAGGGATATTCAAAACTAATGTCTCGCTTGGAAAAAGCTTTGGAAGTATGAGGAGGGCATAATGTCGACGATTATTGGCCTCGGCCGGGCCGGCAGCAACATTGCCAAAGAATTGGATGTGTATCCTCAATACAATGTATTCTGCATTGATTCAGAAAAACATGATTTTAAGAGATTTAAACTCATTAAAAAACAAGAAACTTTTGAAGAGTACGAAATTAATTTTCCATCAATCAAGAAATTTCTTAAAGGCGCCCCTGCTCCTTACACTATTATTGTTGGAGGCTCAGGCGCCATTTCTGGTTGCATTCTAAGATTAATGGAACAACTAAATACAAATGATATTTCTGTTATGTATATAAAACCAGAAATTGATATTTTGCCTAATTTAGCGGTGAAGCAAGAGAGAGTTGTGTTTCATATCATGCAACAATATGCACGCTCAAATATGTTTAATAAAATGTTTATAGTTTCTAATTCTCAATGTGAGAGCATCCTCGGCGGCCTAACAATTAAAGATTATTTTAATAAAATTAATAATTTTATTGCTACAATATTTCATATGTACAATGTGTTTCAGAACATCGATCCAGTTATCCAAACACAGGCAGACCCACAAGAAATTTGCAAAATAGCAACTTTTGGCCTGATAGATGAAGAGGGCGAAGAAACATTATTATATGATTTAAAGTTTCCTCGCGAAAAACACCTGTATTACTCAATATGCAAGAAGAACCTGGAATCTGATGCATCGTTGATCAAAAACATCAAGAAGCAGGTCCGCGATCGAATGACAGAGAAGATGAAAGTTTCGTAT